ACTGGGTCAGTGCTGCAAGCCATCAGGGCTGCTATCCGACAGAAATAGCGCTCGCTCGTCCTTGCGACGTTTGACAAGGCCGGGGAGTTCACGCCCCCCGCCCTTTGTCCATTGCATGAATGCATCGGCAGCGCCTTCCCAATCGCCCCGGTTGGCCTTCATTCGGATGGTGGAGCGCTGCAGATTACCTAGCCCGAAGTTAAAGGAAATGCTGACCAGAGCGTCAAAAGCGCCTTGACGGCCAACAACGCCGGGAACAAGTCGTAAAACACCGCGTTCAAAACTTGCGACATCAGCCGCGAAGAGATCATCGGTTTCTTTCTTCGACCAGACACGGTTGTCCTCCTGCTTGAGCGGCATCTCCTTGCGGATCATCGGCACGGGCTTGTCTTCAGTGCGTGCCATCGGCAGCTTGATCTGCTCCTGATACAGCACATGGCCGTAGCCAATCGTCCAGATGTGAGCTGGGCACAGGTATGGGCGGTTGCGGTAGCCCTCATACCTGTGCATCAAGTCAGCGCCGACCTTGCTTAGTTTCATGGCTTTGCTTTGCATTTGTCAAAGTGATAGCGTCGCATGTTGCCGCCACCACCCTCAACTGCACAGTGTGGGCATTTAAGAACTTGGCGCTTGCCCTTGCAAGCCTCGCTCAGTTTTGAGCGGTAATTGGGGTCATCGAGCCTCTTTGCGGCTCCTTTTACATAAGCGCTTCTTTCCCTGCGTATACCTGTTGCGCCGTTAGCGTTCGGCGCTTTGTTGTATAGCTCTCCGTTCCACATCTCCAAAAACGCGGTCTCTAGTGTCTTTGCTTCCTCCGCTGTATCGGTGGCCTTAAGTATGCGGAACTCAAATCCACTCAGCCCCAATCGCCGCGCATCTTCAGCATATCCTTGATAGTGCAAAAACAAACCTTTGTTGATGTAGCACTTGTGGTGCCGCATCCTAAGCTCTTCATTCTTAGAGCTGCCAATGTACGCCTTGCCGGTATGCTTGTTGACGATAGCGTACAAACCAATAGTCATTTTTTACTCCAAGTCCTTGACCCGAACCAAAATCCTAGTATACCACTCAACATAGCCATTTCATCCGGGCTGAAGATGATGTCCGAATACCGCAGCACGTCGTCCATGCTCTTAATCATTCCGGGGTTCGTGTACAGGTAGTAGCACAGGAACAGGTTGATCAGCACCAATTCAATTACGAAGATGTACGTCACCGTCGGACGCACAGTGCCGACGTAGTTGGCAACCCACTGGCTGGCCCTGTCCAGAATCTTCTCGTCGTGTTTGAGCGCGGCTTCCGTCATCTGCGCCTCGGTCTGCATCATGACTTGATCCGTGCGAATCTCCTCGATGCGCTGCTGCGCGGCGTAACCTTGTGCAGCCAGAGCCAACTCGCGCTCGTTTTGCATCCTGGCCAATGCAAGCTCATGTTTCTGATCGGCCTTGTTCTGAAAGTATTCGAGCAGCTTGGGCAGGCCGCTGATGAGTAGGCCACCAAGGGTAGAGATAAGGGACAGCATTTATTGCTCCTGAGGTTGTTGAACGGCTCCTCGCACACCGCCAGATGTCAAGGCTTGCACAGCATCCCGTGCCCAATCGATGCCGTACTTCTTACCGATCTCGATTGCGGCATTGAGCTTTTGCGTATCTACGCCCTTCTTGGTTGGCTGCACAGCCTGGAATACCTTGATGGCATCTGAAGGGTTCAACAGAAGCTGTTTCAGACGCTCTTCAGTAGCCTCCGATGCCTGCTTTGCCCAGTACTTGCTGAACAGCGATGTGATGGCATAAGTAGCACCAGATACCGGATTGTAGATACGAGAAATGATCTGCTCAGGAGGTATGCCGGTCAACTGTTCAATCGGAGTCTTAGGAACAGTCTCACCTCTGAAAGAAACCTGCGTGATGTCCCTCGTCAGACGGTCAGCAGTGGTGGCAAAGTCTTGCACTTTCTGTGCATAGGTCGGACCAAAAACGCGATTGAAGACAGCGGCTCTATTCCTGTCAGCCAACATCCCAATAGGGTCTTGAGAGCGAACGATGTCATCCAACATAAACGCCCTGGCAGCATTCACAGAGTCTTTGTCAGCACCATAGCGCCGCATAAACTCATTGGTGAACTTGATGTCACCATACATTTTGCCAACCAATTCTTGGGCGCTGCGTACTCCTTCTTTGCTAATGATTTGATCACCAGCAACACGCTGGAAATCAGCATTTAGACGCGCTCTTGAATCGAGCAAAGTCTGTACATTTTGGGTGGCCGCGTCCAACTCTTCGCGCAACCCTGGAACCATTGAAACGCCACCCTCGTTTTTCTTCAGCCATTTGGCTGCAGCCTTTGGGTCAAGAACATCATTCTTGACGGCAGAGGTGGTGAAACTGTCTAGGAATGCAGACCTAACAACAGAAAGACCATCTGGGCCTGTAGCCGCCAGGAACTCAGACACGTTTGATTTGTTGCCGATCAGGGCAGGTGCAATCTGCTCAACAAATTTCTTGCGGTCAATAGCAGCCAAAGTGGCAGAGTCAAATGGCAAGCCTACCTTTTGGAAATAGGATTTGTCAGCCTGACGATATGCATTTACGAAATCAGGATCTAGGCTATCGATATGGCCAGACACCCGTGACTTCAATTCAGACAGCAATCGAATGTCAGAAGGCTCACTAGTCTTAGACAACTGTTTGTTGATCTCTCGCTTGAGCGAATCAAGATCCTCGATGGATGCGGGAGTAAATTCACGGCCACCAGGACGCATAGACACGCCTTCTGCCGTCAGAATAGGACTAGGTTCTACGCTAACAGGCCTGAATCGCTGCAGAACTTTCCCGTAAATTGTCGGGAAGGTCTTGAAGACATCAGATGCACGTTCGCCAGCAACGAAGTTGTAGATGTCGTCTACAGAACCAGCAGGCAACTCCAGGTTCTTGGATTTAGCAATGTTGAACGCCTCCGTATACAGCGGCTTAACCTCTGCATAGGCAGCGCGTTCCTTCTTCTCCACAAGATTTGCAACACGCTGACCAAAGGCATTGGGATCGATAGATTGCCCTTGATAAGCATCAGCAATCTGTTCATCCAAAGACCTAACGCGCCGCGCTTGAACCCTGGCAAGATCTGGAGCAGCCACATTCACGGTGACTTTAGACGGATCTCCAAAAAGCCTGATCTGGTTTTGAGCAAGTGCAAGTTTCGCAGCCTCGTACTGAGCGCCGTACTGTGCCCTGAACACAGGGTCTCTGGATGCCAGATTTTGCACGAAAGAGTCAATCACCGGATTGTTGGCCAGCAAAGCTGACACCGGGAGCCTAACTGCTGCTGCACCGGGTGCCCTCAATGAAACACCTTCCTGAGCCTTAGCAGCGTCTGTCAGCGTCTTCATGAAGTTGGGGTCAGCCTGACCGGCAGCAATGAAGATATTGCTGATGCGGTTGTCAACGTCCTTCAGAAGCTCATCTTCAGGAACAGTGCCACGAATCTTTTCCCACTGGCTCTTGACTACATCCAAGCCTTTTGCACCCAAAGCACCCGCACGAGGTGCGTTACTCAAGGCATAGGCAGCGCCGCCACCTCCAATGATGCCGCCAACGACCCTACCAGTAGTCTCAGACCCGACCTTAGCTCCAGCATATTCTCCTGCCATGCCGCCAGCTTCTGCACCAGTTGCAACCACAGCTTGTTCAGCAGGGCGCAAGACTGCTTGTGCTGGGATGGAAGCACGGCGTATAGCAGCAATCGGTGGGAAGAGATATGTCTCAGGAGAAAACATCCCCTCAACACCAGCAGAAAACAAGCGTTGACCAGTTGTCACAGGACGCACACCAGTAGTGCCCAATGCGCCCATCAATGCCCGTTGCGTTGGCTCTTGTGCCTGTGTAAATGCTTGTGTAGGTGGAATACGACTAGGTTGAGCCTCTGGAGTAAAAAGTTCAGGCAAACCCCTGCCAACAGCACTTTGACCTATAAGGCCACCAAGTCCAGCCACGAAGCTAGGAAAGCCAGACAAACCTCTCCTAGCTGCCTCCATCAGCACAGAACCAGTAGGAGGTGCTGGTCGAGACTCAACCGGAGCCTCTCCAGAAAGCATCATCAATGTTTCATTTGACAATGACCCCAAGTTGTTATTGGCAATAGCCTCAAGCTCGGCAGTGGAAAGTTTGCTGAGATCTACTGCCATGTTACCTTCCTCCAGCTTGACGACGACGCTCAAGTTCTGCTCTTGCTTGATCTGCTAATGAACCAGCACCAGCACCAGCCTCAGCTCCTGCTGCTGATGGTCTTTGTTGCAGTTGCGGGAAGCTCAACGCTCTCTCAACTGCAGCAGCATCATAACCAGGAGTCTGCAATGCGATCCTACGCTGAACATCGATTTCTGCTCGTGCTTTCCTGTCGGACACAGTGCGAATAGCAGTCAATGTCGCTTTAATCTTGTTCTGAGTATCCAGTGATGGAGTGCCAGTAAACAAACGTGAGGTTGCATCATACAGGCCACCAAGCAACGATGGATCTCCACCGGCCTGTTCAACATCACGACGGCTCAACTGGCTGTCACCAAGTGCTTTGGCCAACTGCACACGCGCTGCGTTAAACGAGACAAAATTGTTCGTCTTTATGGAGTCCTCAATTGCTTGCAGTGCTTGATCAGAAGCATCAATAGACTTGAGTTGTGGATCAATCGTGGTTTGAACACTACGCCTAAAGGAAGGAATATCTGCCAACTGCCTTTGTCCAGGCATGTTATTTTGAATAACAGGTGCGCGTTTGACCGCTTCTTGCTCAAGCTTACGGTTGACAGAAGCTTGCTGTGTTTGAGTAAGTTCTGCGAAAGATTTGCTGAACATCTCTCTAGAGATAGCTTCTCGATCCGTACCAAAAGATTCTGGTCGAGCAAGTTTACGATTAACAGCCGCTTGCTGGTCTTGCGTAAGATCTCCAAAAGCTTTGCCGAAAAGCTCCCTTGATGTAGCTTCTCGATCAGGGCCAAAAGATTCAGGCTTTTCCACTCTTTGCTGTGGCAACTGACGCTGCAACGCATCAAGTCTAGTGACAGCCCTACGCAACGTAGCATCTCGTTCAGCACTGGCAGG